AGCAGACAATACGAATGTTTCTTCCAGATTTCGTGAGGGTTGGACACCTGTCCGTGCAGTTGATCATCCAAGCCTTCAAATTGTGTCCGATATCGACTCTCGATTTAAGGACAACATTGAGGTCGGTGGCTTGCTGCTTTGTCAAAACGCAACCGAAAAAGTTGAGGCAAGGATGGATGCCCAGCGCACTATGGCCGAAAGTCAAATGAGTGCTGTGGACAACAACTACCTCAAGAACTCAGACCCTCGCATGCCCGTTTTGAAACCAGAACGTGCTACGCGAACTTCGTTTGGTAAGTGAACCTAAACAGTCGCTTGCCTTTGTTGAAATCTAGGAGGATGAGATATGGCTACTACTGCCGCTCCTTATGGCCTTCGTCCGGTGAAACGCGCCGACGGTATGCCTTACGCTGGGGCTACGTCCCAGTACCTCATCGATCCGGCTGGTGAAGCGACGAACCTGTTCTACGGTCAAGTCGTCATCATTGGCGCGGATGGATACATTGCTCTTGCTACCGGGACGGGTTCCGACCTGACCACGAACAGCATCAGCGGCACGACTGGTGTCGGCGCTATCGGCGTCTTCGTTGGTTGTGAGTATGTGAACTCTTCGGGGCAACTCGTTCAGGCACAATACTACCCCTCTGGTACTGCTAACGGTGGCACGATCAAAGCCTATGTCGTCGATGACCCCAACGTCCTGTTCCAAGCACAGCTTGACGGGTCAGGTGCTCAGACGGTCATTGGCACCAACACGTTCTTTGCTGCAGCGCAGTCCACCTCGACAGGCTCGACCTCGACGGGTAACTCGACTTCGGCACTGGATGCCACCGTCCAAACCGCAGCGGCTGCATTCCGCATCGTTGCTCATGTGTCACCTGCAAGTGATGCGTTTCCGGATGTACTTGTAAAGTTCAATCCGGGCGCTCATCAGATGACTAACAACGTCGGCCTGTAAGGAGTTGTGACATGGCTATTTCACGCGCCCAACTTCTGAAAGAACTCCTGCCGGGTCTTAACGCCCTGTTCGGTTTTGAGTACGGTAAGTACGAAAACGAGCACGCAGAAATCTACGAGACCGAAACCTCTGAGCGTAGCTTCGAAGAAGAAGTCAAGCTGTCTGGTTTTGGCGCAGCTCCGGTGAAAGCCGAAGGTGCATCTCTTTCGTATGACAACGCACAGGAGTCTTTCACTGCCCGTTACAACCACGAAACCGTGGCAATGGGCTTCTCCATCACTGAAGAAGCGATGGAAGATAACCTGTATGACTCGCTGTCTGCGCGTTATACGAAGGCTCTGGCTCGCGCCATGGCTTACACCAAGCAGGTTAAGGCAGCATCGCTGCTGAACACCGGGTTCGACGTCTTCACCTCCGGTGACGGCGCGTTCCTGTTCAGCACGACGCACCCGACTGTGGCTGGCACCAACAACGCCAACCGTCCGTCGGTCGCGGCTGACCTCAACGAAACCTCGCTCGAACAGGCTGTGATTGATATCGCAGCATACACTGACGAGCGTGGCCTGCTGATTGCTGCACGTCCGCGCAAGTTGATCGTGCCGCCGTCTCTGATGTTTGTTGCAACTCGTCTGCTGCAGACCGAGCTGCGTGTCGGCACCGCCGATAATGACATCAACGCTCTCAAGTCGAACGGTTCGATTCCGGAAGGCTACCGTGTTAATCACTATCTTACTGATTCTGATGCATGGTTCCTGACCACGGACGTTCCGAATGGCATGAAGCACTTCGTGCGTACTGCGATGCAGACCGCGATGGATGGCGATTTTGACACCGGAAACGTTCGCTACAAGGCTCGGGAGCGTTATTCGTTTGGCGTCTCTGATCCGCTGGGCATCTACGGTTCGCCGGGCGCATAACCCCCTACATACCCTTCGGGTATGTAGTGAAAGGCCCGCTTCGGTGGGCCTTTCTTTTTTACTCTACGGCGTGTACACTGCGCGCAGGGTAACATCAGCCACGCAGACAGGACGCCCGACCTGACGATGCACAGACTGCGCGGCGAATCCTTGTGCAAGGGGTACTACCATGGCTAATACAACTTTCAGCGGCCCCGTCCGCTCACAGAACGGCTTTCAGACCATTTCCGTAAACGCAGACAGCGGAGCCGAAACCCTCACTGGTTCGTTCGGTTTTGGCATCGCGAACCCCGCAGGTGTTGGCATCACCGCTGGTACGGGTACGGTCTACGAGACCTCCGTTGCCCGCAACAATGGCATCGTGACCACCTCGATCATGATTGACCTGACTGGCCTGCAGTCTGGCGGCACGGCTGGCGACATCATTGGTACTAACGGTGCGGGTGTGGCTTACATTGCTCGGATCACGACTGCCAACAATGGCACCGTGTTCGGCGTTCGTATGACCTGCTATGAGCTTCCGGCTGGCGGCGACACCGACATCGACCTGTACTCGGCCACCGAAGGTACTGGCGTAGAGGATGTCGCGATCTCGACCCTGACCGAAACCCAGATCATCAACTCCGGCACTCTGGCTCTGGGATCGGCTGTCTTTGGTACCGACATCGCGGCCAACCAGTATCTCTACCTTGTCGGAAACGGCACGGCAAACGCAGCCTACACCGCAGGTCGTCTGCTGATTGAAATCTTCGGTTACGACGCCTAATAGGAGTCTCTCATGGACGACGTATACGTTCGATCTGGCCATCTGCACAGCAGTGGGTTTATCTACAAAGGGCGAGCTGCCGTAAAGGCTCTCGATGTTGTAGGTAGCGCAAATGCTGGTATTTTGGAACTATGGGACACTGATGTGGCCCCAACAGCAGCTACTTATGGGCGTTCTGCGGCGGTAGTTACTGTTACCAAAAGTGCTCACGGGTTAAAGACTGGTGATTTCGTTGGTATTTCTTATGAAGCGGCCAGCGGCGTTATTGCGACTCCGGGGAACTACCCGATCACGGTCACTGGGGCAAATACGTTTACCATCACCGACATCAACAGCGGTACAATTGCTACCTCTACAGTGTGCCGTTATGTTTCGGCTGTAGTAGATGGAAACAATGCTCGATGGATGGCTACCTATCATACATCGGCTAGCGACATATTCTTTAACGGGTTCACAATCCCCGGAAATGGACTGTTGTCTCGAATTGGGGTGTACGTTTTCGCAAGCAACCTCGAATCGATTAATATCTACTACGGATGATCCCATGGCAAAGACGCCCGCATGGACACGCAAGGAAGGCAAAGACCCTAAGGGTGGCCTGAATGCAAAAGGGCGGGCGTCAGCCAAGGCTCAGGGCATGAACCTCAAGCCTCCAGCCCCGAGCCCTAAGACCAAAGAAGACAAGGGTCGTAGGGCTTCCTTTTGTGCCCGGATGACAGGCATGAAGAAGAAGCTTACGAGCGAAAAGACCAAGCGAGACCCTAACAGTCGCATTAACAAAAGTCTTCGGGCTTGGAACTGCTGAGGTGATGATATGCCACTGACACCAAAAGGCGAGAAGATCAAAAGGGCCATGCAGAAGCAGTATGGCAAGGACAAGGGCAAGGCGGTCTTCTATGCCGCCGAGAACAAGGGCACCATCAAGGGTGTAACCAAGAAGGGGAAGAAGAAATGATGAGTCGTGCTAATATGGGCAAGCAGATCGCCAACGCTCCTTCAAGCAAGAAGCCGAAGATGATGGCCAAGGGTGGCAAGACATTCAAGATGTGCTCCACTTGCCCATCTCCTGCGAAGTGCAAGGCAGCGGGGCGTTGCCTGAAGGCGAAGTGATGAAGAAGCCGAAGTCGCGCGTCAACGAAGCTGGCAATTACACGAAGCCTTCCATGAGGAAGTCTTTGTTTGAGAGCATCAAGGCTGGCGGAAAAGGCGGCAAGCCGGGTCAGTGGAGTGCGAGGAAGGCACAGATGTTGGCGCAGCAGTATAAGGCCAAGGGCGGGGGGTATCGAGATTGAAGGCCCCCCAGAAATCCCTGAAGGCTTGGACAAAGCAGAAATGGCGCACCAAGTCTGGCAAGCCATCGACCCAAGGCCCTGAAGCCACGGGTGAGAGGTATCTGCCGGAGAGTGCCATCAAGTCTCTTTCGTCGTCTGAGTATGCTGCAACGACCAAGGCGAAACGTGAAGGAACCCGAAAGGGCAAGCAGTTTGTGGCGCAACCAAAAACCATCGCCAAAAAGACAGCGAGACATAGGGGCACT